AAAATATCTTTCAATTTGGCCTGTATACACTATTTTATGAGCTTTTGATTCCCAATAGGATCTATCATTAAAGAAATCAACATTTAATTCAATATCGATGCCTTCAAGTAGTTTTTCAAATATTGGTGTGTATCCATTTGTTGGGATACCTTGATATATATCTTGATCTGGATAATAACTATCATCATATGTATATCTAATTGGTAATCTTTTGATAATTGATGATGGTAAATTTTTAGGTTCTTTTCCCCAATGTTTTTTTGTGTAGCCGTAAATAAGAGTTTTGTAAATAGTGGGGCCGACAAGAGAAAGTATGTGATCTTCTAAGTTTTTTGGATTTTCACAAGGCACTATTTCAGACATTATTCGTGCTTTTGCTTTATCTGGAGTGTTTGCTTCAGGCCATATTTGGTTAATTGTTGATAAATTAATAGGTAAAGAATATATTTTGCCTTGGTTTATTGCTTTTACTCTATGGGAATAGTTGTTGAAACTTGTAAATTGATTCAAATAATCCCAAATATATTTTTGTGAGGTATGAAAAATGTGTGGTCCGTATTTGTGAATATGAAAATCTTCGTATGGTTCTGTGTAACAATTACCACCAATATGATTTCTTTGATCTATAACTAAAACTTTTTTGTTTATTTTATTAGCTTCATATGCAAAAATGGAGCCGAATAAACCGGCTCCAATAATCAAATAATCATATGCCATAAATATATTTTACAAATTGGAACCTGCCCATGGAACTCTTGGGAAGTTACCTTGGCCTTTCAATCCTGGGTTGTCATCAAATCCAACTTCGTCATCACCTTGTTTATGTCTATCGTATTCATTGTTCAAAGCATATTCTTGAGTATGCAATTGTTGTTCTATGGTCTTGTCTTGTTCTGTAGGATCATAATTTTCTGCAGAGCTTTTTCCTGAAAATGATGGATATGCAGCATCTGGATCCAAAGTATCTAAAATAGTTGGTTCATTTCTAAAACCATCTGTATCAGGAGTATATTCTCTTCTTTGATCTTCAAAGTATTTATCAATATCTGCACCTTCAGTCAACAATGGAGTTTTGCCAAGTTGAGGATTTGAAAATTGTGCATCATAAAATGGATTATCATCAGGCCCAGAAGGTGTAATGTTGTCTCTTCTTCTGGTTGTAAAATCCTTTGCTAATTTCAAAAATTGACTTGAAGAATAATGCAATCTTTCAGGCTTAATTTGTGCTGGGACTTCATCTTCATAATCAAACTTTTGCTTTTCTTTATATTTTCTTCTTTTGGAAAGTGATTCTTCCATTGAAATATGAGATTCTTTGTTATCGGTATGTTTAATTTTTTGAGCTTCAGATTCCATTAAAGATTTATGATCTCTTAATTTTGCTCTTAATTTAATTCTTTCTCTTTCGACAGGATCAAGAATGTCAATATTTCCTAGTACGTCATCTTCTTTGGATGTATGAAATGGCACTAATCTTGCTTCAAAGTTTCTAGTTGCATCATCATCTGGTGGATTATGTGTTCTAGCTAAAATTGATTCGAAGCCTTGGTCTGTAATGAACTGATTGTAGTCGCCATAATTTCCGCCACCAGGACTACCACCAGGAGCCCAAGCGCCTGAACCTGCTCCTCCTACACCACCAAAACCAGCAGCTGTTTTAATATTCTTTTTTGAAGACATTTGTTGAAAACCTCAAAGACGGATAGTTATCTTATTCTTCCGCTCATATTAATCGTCCTTGACTTAGGTAAAGTTTTTGCAATCTTAGCAAATAATGCTTCATAAGAAACAGCTGCCACTGCATCACAGATATCATCGTGATATCCAGACAAAGCTTCAATTGCAAATCTTTTTCCTTTCCATTTCTTTTGAAGAAATAAGAATTGAGTTTTGGCTTCTTTGATTTCATTTAATGGATGTTTATTACCAGATTTATCTAAATAAGCTCCACCAGAAATATCATAAATGTCAATTCTATCTTCTCTAATTAATGTAGCTAATTCTGTGTAAATACTTTCTTTGTAGTTTTTATTGAATTGCTTTTCTACAATTGGTACACCTAATGATTGTAGTTTGATAACTGAAGATTGTGAGTTCCATTGGTCTATACTTACTTGCTTAAATCTAAATCTTCTGTGCAAATCTAAAACATATTCTTCAATTGTTTTTTCTTCAATAGGCTGATTCTTAGTTAATGGATTCCAGAAGTGTATATGGTCAATTACGATTCTTCTCATAATTCTTCCATCAGCACCCATTTGTCCAATTATAGCTTCTGTGTGTGCAACAGCTAAAGCATAATAGTCTGAAGTTCTTGCAGGATCTAAATGACAGAAATAATCATGCATTCCAAATCCTTGTTCAGCTCTTTTAACCATTGACATTGAGGAAAAGAATCTGTTAATGTCATCTTCTGCAAACATTGGGTCGGAGGATGAAGCACCAAACTCTGCGCCATATTGCATTTGATATTCAGTAGGGTTTTTCTTCTTTTCAGACTCTAAGAAATCTCTATCAATATTAGGATTAACAAGCCAAGTAGGTCCACGCATGACAAGAGTTGATGGATCTTCTTGTCTATTTTCATGCAAATCGTAAAGTAATCCAATTGGACCTTTAGGGTTGGAAAGCATCATCATCTTTCCATCTCTTCCGAAAGTTGCTAGAGAAGGTTTTAGGTCATTATATAAATCATAGTCAAGACCAGAATCAGGGTTATCACCAGCCATTGCAGCAATTTCGTCCATGATCACACTCCAACAAGTGAGACCAACGAGACCTGATGCACTACTAGAACCGCATTTTAAAACTAATGAGCCAGAAAAAAGATTTAGTCCATTTGCTTCTCTTCTTTCATTTTCTTTGCGGTCATTTTCAGTAAAGAACCGCATTTCTAATTCTGTATCTTTTCCGATATAGGGTTGGAAAAATGGAGAAGCTAATACAGTTTGTTTAAGTTTAGCGAAGATAGCATTTTTAGCCTGTTCTTCATTCTTAGCCACGTTCAATAGATAAATAGCATCGAACTCCATCAAACCATATCTAGCTTGAGGATGTCCCATAGAAATTAGTCTATATAGCTCATATAAACCAATTGCAGAAACAAGGAAGGATTTACCACTACGTCTTCCAAGTACTAAAACTAATTCTTGAAACTTATATCTATTTTCGCATTTGTCCATAATCTGCATACGCAATTTTGGATCGAACTCTTCAGAATAAAGTAAATCCTTTTCTGTTTGGAAATTATCTATAAATGGTCTTTCTTCAAGTTGTTCAATTTTCTTTAAAGCATCAGGGTTAGTTGCATTATCTTTTTCATGTTCGAATCTTTGTTTGATTATGTCTTTATCCATTCGATCACAAGTCAAACAAGGAGAGTTAATTACAGAAAATGATGCTTTGAATGGTCTGTTTTGTTTGTGCATTTCAACAGACTTATGCTCATTCTTCTTTACAAAATCCCAGACACATCCATTACATCCAATTCTTTCTTCTTCTGGTATATCTTGAATTACTAGATCTGTATTGCCTTCCTGACCCATATAGAAGCACTTTAATATGAGTCTTTGTAGAGGATAGGGTTTTAAATTACAAAAATAAGGATGCTCAATAAAAGTGACAATATCAACAATCTGATCTGGGTTAAATCTTGTTTTGTCAGGTTTTACTGGTGGTGCAATTTCAGATCTAACATTAGGCGCAACTTCATCAGCAAACTCTTCAGCATATTCACTATCTTTGAACTTTTCAGATGCTTGGTTTGCTTGTTGAATTAATTGCTGTCTTATTTCATTTTGCGTTAATGTAGCTTTGGATGCGTTTTTTCTCATTAATTTTCTTGTTTAAGCTTCTCTCTTAGCTTTTTTAATTCATCTCTAATAAGTCTTTTATCGTGTTCACTTTCAAACTTATCGTGGAGTTCTGCTAATATCTCAAATATGTTGATTGAGAATACACCTTGATTGTCCCTTTTTTCTTTAATATCAAGGATCTTACTAATTAGCTTTTCAACCATTGCAGCTCTTTTTAATTTAAGGTCATTATTTTTGCTACAATCGATACCTCTAACATCATCTAGTTCTACCATTAAAGCAGTGAGAGCTAGTTGATTTTCTCTAAAAATCCATGGGGCAATTAATTCTTCCTGGTGTTCGTAGCTCTTTAAACCAGAAGTAACAAGTTTCTTAAAATCACAGTGGCTATCCATGTGAGTAGAAACTTGTGTCCAGTTTAATCTTGCTCCGTAATGTCTTTCAAAAAACTTAATTACAGCTTGAGATTTCTTTCCACTTTCAAGATATACATGTTCTGCAATGTTTCTTAAATGCGACGAACAAATAGCACATCTGACCTCTATAAATTGAGGGTATGTAATGTCTGCCATATGATCAGGAGGC